CTTCGCACTGGCGGAGGTAGAGCTGCCAGGCATCGGTGGATTCGATGGGTCCCTGGGCGTTTTGAGTCAGGTTCGCGGGATCGACTCCGGGCTCCCAGCGCCCGAATATGACTGATTGGAGGGTCTCGAGGTCCCAGATTGAGCCGATCTCGACCTCTTCGTAGCCATTCCTGGGCGGACGGACGTCGGTCCAGGGCCTGGGTGGCTTGTCGTACTCGAAGAGGTCCTCGAAGAGGCTCATTAGCCGGCGCCCCCCCCGTCTTTGTCACATGGGAAATTCAACTTTCGGGCTAGCATTCTGGCAATCTCGAGGTCGACGAGCGATTTGAGGGCTGAGGTCCTGGCTTTCTGCTCCCGGATGTACTCCGGGTGCTCCATGAGCGATTTCCCGTAGTGGCCTCCCCACGGGCCTTGGATCAGGTCGCCCATCAGCCGCCTCCCCGGCTCGAATTGGCCCGGATTGGCGCCTTTTCCTCGTGATTCAGCGCCTCCCTGGCGATCCTCTGGCTCCAGGTCCACATCGCGTGCCGAAACTGGTCCGCACCCGTCTCATTGATGTCCGGACCGCCGTTGCTGGGCGTGGCATGTCCTCCTGAGATCGTCTTCAGCGCGCGCTGGAGCCGCTCGACCTCGATCTCATCGGCTGATGGTGGGATCTGGACGCCTTTCGGCATGAAATCGGGGTGCTCGCCGCACCAATCCTCAGTCCGAGTCCACAGCCAGGTCGAGGGGGTATTCCGGCGGCACATGCCCTGGAACAGCGCGTACGCCACGCTGACTGGCTCCTGCTCGTTCCAGAATGGGCATGTCCGGCAGGTTCCCTGGGTTCGATCACTCATCGAAGATCTCCCCAGGCTCGCCGCCGTCCCAGATCGCGCAATGGTCTCCGTTGGCCTTCAGGAGCCTCTCGAGGCCGATTTCGCGGGCCAGGATCACAGCCGCTTTCAGCTTCTGCTCGTCTGTCTGCTCGCCTGGTTCGGTCATGACTCCACCTCGGTCACGAGCGGGTGCGATTCGATGTAGATCTCGTCGATCCGCCTCCGGACCCAGTCCGGGAGTTGCTCATCCAGTCGCGAGTGCATCCCCGCGACGATGCCGATCAGGAACGCGTTCTCTGCCTTGAGCTGCGCGATGGCCTTCGCCTCCTCGAGCTCGAACTCCACGTCGGCGGCGCTCATGCCGACTTCCCCCCGCCGCTGAAGCCCTTGAATCGCTTCGCGCGAGACACGGCCATGCCAGAGAGTTCTCCGAGTAGACGGCTGGATGCGACAAATTGCCCATCTTCGTCAACTTGTGGGGGTCTGTGGACCTGGACCTGATTCTTTGCACAAAACTTCTCGACCAGGGCGATTCGCTCTGCCCTCGAGAGCTTGTGGACGTTGTTCTGGACCTTCGAGCGTCGCTTCTTCGACTTCACGATGGGTCTGCGGCTCGTGCCGGGTTTGATCTTCATGGTGTCCTTTCGGGCTGTGTCCTCGGTCTGAGGACTTTTCGATCGCGGTTTTGCCTCCTACAGCAACGCCGCTCGCCATCCACAATACCGCTGGCGAGCGGCGCGTCAACCGCTGCGCTACCCATGGAGCCGAGCGGGGTTTGGGTGCGTTTCCTTTCCGCACATCCTCGGTCCCCCGCTCATGCGAGATTCGTCTCGTTCTCCTACAAAGAAGGCCCCTGGCAGCCAACATGGTGTAGCTGGGGGCCTTTTTGCGTTCTGGGGTACGATGCCCCCCGAAAAGGAGAACCGCCCATGTCTTCACCCACTATCCAGCACGGCCGTCTACTCTCTCCCCGCCACGCACCGTTCGACGCCAACCCGGATCATCCCTGCCAGTGCGGATCGACCTTCAACAGCGCATACGAACTGTCCATCCATATCAACAAGCCGATCCAGGCGGACGAGCCACCCGACTTCGACGTCGAGCTACCAGGCGAACGCGAGGTCAAGCGGGACATCGAAGAGATGCTAGGCCCGCAAGAGGTCGAAACGAAGGTCCCCTTCAACTCGCATAGCGACCAGGACACTCAACTGCCCCCGATCCCGGACGATCCGTGGATGAACCGATCCACCGGGATGCGCTGCGACACCTGCATCTCGTTCGTCCTGAAGCAGCGCCTAACGGCCATGCCGGACGATCGCGGCTTGATAGGCCGCTGCCGCAAGCACTCCCCCACCATGCAAGGCTTCCCGGTCGTCTTCGAGAAGGACTGGTGCGGAGACCACAAACTGGACGAGGACAAAGCCTCGGGAATGGGATTCTGATGACGGGAATGGAACTACCGAAGTACGAATGCCACAAGATCGTCCACGCGCTCAAGATCGAGAACATCCTCCGTGACGGCGACAGCGCGGACGGGTACGACCTCGTCGTCGAGGCCCCGTTCACCCCGATTCCCATTGATGGCAAGTGGGTCAGGGAGCGCCACGCTTACGCTGGCGGCTACTACGTCGTTTACGAGGACGGATACGCGTCCTTCTCCCCCGCAGACGTATTCGAAGCCGGATACAAGAGGCTCGACTGATGCTGACACTGAAAGAGATCCAGTCCAGGATGACCTATCACGCGCCCACACCGGATGGTGTCAAGAGGCACGCCAGCCTCTCGGAAGCGTTCACTGAGGTCATGTCCATCGTCAACAAGGTCGTCCCTGATGGCCGCGATAAGTCGCTGGTCTTCACCCATCTCGAGACGGCCAAGATGTGGGCCTCGGCCGGCGTCGCGCGCAACCCGGACACGCGATGAGCGGCTTCAGGGTCCGCATTCACGTCAAGCGGGACAGCGAGTCCGCGATCGGCCGCGGCGGCGTGCTCACCGGAGCTCACTTCCGGCCCGAGATCGCCAGGATCATCTGGGCGGCCTGCCAAACGAAGCACAGCATCCAGGAGATCTGGATCACGGAGGGCTGGCGCCCGCCGCGCGACGGCCGCCGCGACCTGCATCCCGAGCTTCGAGCGCTCGACATCGTCTGCTACCGCGGCGGCGCAGCCCTCGGAGAGGCTGAGCACCAGCTCATCGCCATAGGCATGGTCGAACTGCTGGGCCACGACTATCAGGTCATTGCCCACGATACGGGCTCTGGAGTCCACATTCACGCCGAACTCGACCCCAAATAAGGAGATGAGTGATGCCGAAGGGAAAGGCCAAGAAGAAGAAGCGGACGATCCGGGACCGGTTGCTGGGCAAGAAGGGCTCGGCCTCCGGGACGATGAACAAGAACCAGCGCAAACAGCTCGAGAAGCTGGGCTACGTCGACAAGAAGAAGAAACCGCTCCGAGTCCCGAAGCCGTACGAGGTCGGGGCCGCGAAGGCAGCCAAGAAGAAGTGAGTCCAGAGCCGACCAACGCGGAGCTCGAGTTGATACACGGTGAAGAGGGTCTCGCTGTGGCCGAAGAGCAGTTCGAGAGGTCGATCCGGAACCGGGCTGCCGAGTTCGCCCCCCACGCAGTCGATACCCTCGGCGCCTTCGCCCAGGGCAAGAAGGTCAACGAGTCGATCCCGTCCGCTGCCGTGATACGCCAGTCCGCACGCGACATCATCGAGTTCGCAGGCGGACGCCCGGAGACCAGGGATCCACGCATCGGGGGAGTCGACTTCGGCGGCGTCAATATCTACATCACACAGTTCGGTGACGGGAAGCCAGTCGAGAAGATCGTGAAGGGCGTCAACATCGACATCGACCCGGCCAACCTCCCAGATCGCACCTCGAAGCCGAACAAGTCGATCACCAGGACCTACGAGGTCCAGGCGGACCCGGAACCAGAAGGCGACTGATGGATCTCCAGATCCCATACAAATGGGAACCCAGGGACTATCAGATGGAAGCCTGGCTGGCTCTGGAGTCAGGGATCCGTCGCGCGCTGCTGTTCTGGCACCGCCGGGCCGGCAAGGATCTCTTCTGCGTGAACTACTTCATGGCTCAGGCCATGCAGCGCGTCGGCGCCTACTGGCACATCTTCCCGACCTACAAGCAGGGCCGCAAGATCGCATGGGAGGGGAAGACGAAGGCGGGCCGTCCGTTCATCGACCACTTCCCGAAAGAGCTGATCACCCGCGCCCGCGACCAGGAGATGACGCTGGACTTCAAGGGTCCAGACGGTGGACCCGGGTCGTCCTACCACATCATCGGGGCCGACAATCCGGACTCCCAGGTCGGCACGAACCCCGTCGGTATGATCTTCTCGGAGTGGGCTGTCATGACGGACCCGAAGATCTGGGCCTTCCTCCAGCCGATCCTGGTGGAGAACGACGGATGGGCGCTCTTCATCACGACGCCGCGCGGTCGCAACCATGCCTACCGGATGCTGAGGCGCAACGAGAACAACCCGAGGTGGTTCACGCAGATCCTGGGCGTCGAGGACACAGTCCACAACGGCGAGCGCATCGTGACGGACGACATGATCGACGAGGTCCGGGCTGAGGGCATGACCGAGGACATGATCCAGCAGGAGTTCTACTGCTCCTTCGATGCCTCCCTCGAGAACGCCTACTACGGTCCGGAGATGCGGAAGGCCGCGGACGAGGACCGGATCACGCACGTCCCCTACGATCCCGCGCTGCCGGTCGAGACATGGTGGGACCTCGGGATGTCCGATCAGACCTCAATCTGGTTCATGCAGCATTCGATGGGCTCGAGTCGCGCAATCGACTACGAGTTCGCATCCGGCGAGTCGCTGGCTTACTACGCGAGCCTGCTCCAGCAGAAGCGCGAGGGCTGGCAATGCACGTACAGCTCGCATCTACTCCCGCACGACGCCAAGGTCCGGGACCTGGGTAGCGGCAAGACGCGGATCGAGACCCTTCGAAAGCTCGGGGTCGACCATCTCAAGGTCATCAAGAAGGCCGGCCTGATGGACGGCATCCAGGCGACTCGAAGCCAGATCGCCCGGACTTACTTCGACGAGGACAACTGCGTCACCGGGATCGAGGGCCTCCGCCAGTACGTGAAGAAGGCGATCGAGGGCGCCGAGGACCCGGACGGCAACCAGATGTTCAGCAACGACCCGGTCCACAACTGGGCCAGTCACCCCTCTGACGCGTTCCGGACGGGCGCGATGGGCAGCAAGGTCGGCCGAAATTATGGGGATGGCGGACCGACTCCGTACGCTCCAATGGCGATCGCCTGAAGGGACCCCGATGCAAGGCAACCGAGGACTATTCGAGACCCTGCGCCGCGAGTGGGCGAATTGGCGATCAAAGGCCAACGTCCGATTCGACGCCATGGAGCGTCAGCTCGAGGAATACGGGTCCCGACTCGACAGATACGACAAGCCGGTCCACACTCGGGCCCAGCCCAACAAAGGGAAGGCTGCCGCCAAACCGATCCCGATCCCCTCTCGTCCTGCCGTCATGGAGGCATCAGGCGTAGGGGAGGACCCGCGATAGGATCTCGTCATGGCGATGCCCCTCAACGACATGAGTCTCGCGTACGACCCGGACGAGTACCCCGAATTTGAGGACAGCTCGATCGAGGAGCTGTTCCCGGAAGAGGACTCCGAGCAGGACTACCACTTCAGGCCACTCGACGAGGAAGAGGTCAAGTCGATCACGGCGAGCGAGATCGCCGACGCGCACGGCGCGATCATGGCCGGCACCGAGATCAGCCAGGCGCGGCGCGCGGCGCTCCGGATGTTCTTCGGAAAACCGCTCGGCAACGAGGTCGAGGGCCGCAGCCAGGTCGTGCTGACCGAGGTCGCCGACACCATCCACTGGATCATGCCGAGCCTGATGAGGATGTTCGCGTCCGGGGAAGACATCTTCGAGTACCAGCCCACGGACCCCAACGACGAGCAGGGGGCCAAGCAGGCCACCCAGTTCATCAACAAGGTCTTCTGGGACGAGCTGGACGGGTTCCAGATCCTCTACGACTGGTTCTTCACCTGTCTGCTGGAGCGGAACTCGTTCATCACGGCGTACTGGGACGAGAGGGTCGAGCCGAAGGTCGAGACCTATGAGGGTCTCACGGAGGCCCAGGTCGATCAGCTCATGAACGACGGCCGCGAGCTCGAGCCGATCGAGTTCAATGCGCGCGACGCGATCATCAACGGCGAGCGCACCCAGGTCTACGATCTCACCGTCCGCCAGGTATCGCGCGTCGGCCGCATCAAGTGTCGAGCGATCCCGCCCGAGGAGTTCTTGATCGCCCGACGGGTCGACAAGCTGGATGACGACTGCCCCTTCGTCGGCGAGCGCGTCCAGATGACGATCTCCGATCTGATCGCGATGGGCTTCGATCCGGAAGAGGTCCGCAACTGGCCGACCGATCAGAGCCAGGAGTTCTCGGAAGAGCGCCTCGAGCGGCGCTGGGACGAGGAGACCTTCCCGCTGACCTCGGCCGATCGGGTCGATACCGCTTCGCGCACGATCTGGGTGAATAACGTCTACATCCGAATCGACGAGGATGGCGACGGGTACTCCGAGCTTCGCAACATCATGATCATCGGCGACACGGCCTCAGTCCTGATCCATGACGAGTACGCGAACTTCCCGCCCTACGCGACGCTGACGGCAGTCCCGGTGCCTCACAAATTCTTCGGCCAGTCGATCAACGACATCATCGGAGATCTCCAGGTCATCCGGACCACGATGATGCGCCAGATGCTCGACAACCTGTATCTGCTGAATAACCAGCGGACCAAGGTCATTCCTGGCCAGGTCGAGATAGAAGACCTCATCACCTCGCGGCCTGGCGGAATCGTCCGGATGGACTCGCTCGATTCGATGGAGCCGATCGTGCAGCCCCCGTTGCCGGCGATGGCGATGGAGATGATGCACTACCTCGACGAGATCCGAGAGGTCCGCGTCGGCGTCTCGCGCTACACGCAGGGTCTCGACGGCGGTTCGTTGAACGGCACCGCGACCGGCGTCAATGCCATGATGGGAGCCAGCCAGTCGCGAGTCGAGCTGATAGGCCGGATCTTCGCACAGACCGGCATGAAGCGACTCGGCAAACTACTGCTGCGACTCTACAAGCAGCATGACACCAAGACGCGAGTGACCCGGCTGAATGGTCAGTGGATCGACGTCGACCCCTCGAGCTGGAACGATGACATGGACGTCAAGATCAAGACCGGTCTGGGCATCGGAGCTGCCTCGGAGCAGATCGGATACCTGATGGCGACCATCCAGCTCCAGAAGGAGGCCATGGTCTCGGGCGCGAAGTTCATGGTCCAGCCCAAGGACATCTACCGGGCCGTGACCGAGCTGAACAAGGCGATGGGATTCCGAGGCTCGGACGTGTTCTTCACCGATCCAGGCGACCAGCCCTGGCCGGAGCCGAAACCGGATGTGAAGTTGCTGGAGAATAAGCGCCGGCTGATGGACGACGAAGCGAAGCACGCGATCGGAATGCTCTCGGCTCAGGCCGACGCGAGGGCGAAGCAGGGCATCGAGGACTTCCGCGGCAAGGAGCTCGAGCAGCAGGCGACGCTCGAGCGCGAGCGACTAGCGATGCAGAAAACCGTTGCCCTGATCCAGGCGCAGCGAGCGAGAGAGGCTACGGATGGCGAAGGTGGAGAGGACGGCGACTGAGATCGAAGAGATCCAGCGCAGTCGAGAAGCGAAACAGCTACTGGAACACCCGATGATTGAGAACGCGCTGACGGCCATCGAAACCGAGTTCGACTCTCTCTGGAAGAAGTCAAACCCGCTCGACGTCAAGACTCGCGAGTATGCCTATCGGATGCTCTACGTCGGGCGCCGATTTCGGTCACTCTTGACGCGAAT